CCAGCTTCTTCCCCGGCTCCTTCTCGCCTCCGCCCTCGCCCGGTTCTTTCTCCTCTCCGCCCTCCGGCGGCTCCTCTGCCTCCTCTATGAGCTTGAAATACCCGGTGGCTACCGCTGCGTCTGCGGTAGCCTTGTCCTCCAAGAATACGTCCGGGTTCTTCTTTGTGGCCGTCACAATGCCAGTAAAAGAGAGGGCTTTCATCAGTTTCAAATGATACATAGCTCTCCTCCTCTCTTATTTCAGCCCCTTGATGATCGCCGTAGCGTCCAGCTCCTCGATAATCGGGTCATAGTCCAAATGGGTAACATAGAAACGCTTATCCATCATAATGGCCTCCTTGCCCTCGGTGGTCTTGCGGATTTTCACGCTGTAAGTATTTACTACGACGAGGTTCTTCGGGTCGGTCAAAATAATCGTGCCGTCGTCCAGGGACGGGCACTCGACAGCCGGAATGCGGGCCGGGGAATTGTAGACGCTCTCCGGCACTGCGCCGCCTGCGTTTACAACTTTATTCAATAAAAACAGCTCCCACTCCTGTGCCCTGTGAGGGGACATCAGCCAGCGGAGCTTTCCGTTGTTATACTTATTCGGAAGCGTTTTCAGTGTCTTGTAAAACAGGTCGAGGCTCATGCTGCTCTCGCTGGAAGCGTCGTAAACATGGCCGCCGTTGGAAATCTGCTTAATCCAGCCGTCATTGATCTTCAAGAAATCATAGTCCGGGTCAGTGCTTTCCGTGGCCTCGTCGCCGTTGAGGTATAAGTCCTCAAGGTCAATGCCGAGCTGGGTAGTCATAAGGTCGGTGATGATCTGCTCAAGGTTCTGCCCCTCGATATTCTCACGCAAGGTTTCCTCCGTGATTTCCCACGGGAGCCGTACCGCCGTGGTAGCGTACTCGATCTGGCTGGTTTCTACGCCTGCTCTGTATCCGTCGTCGTGGTTCTCCGTCTTTTTCCGCAAGATACGACGGGCAATACCGATCTTGTCAATTTCGCCCGTTTTGGCCGTGCGCATTTCGTGACGGATAAGGCTGTTGAGATTGGTGGCCTCAAAAGTCTGCTGAATGAACTTCCGGGCCTGCTCCGGGTTCAGTAAACCGGAAGAAAGGGAGCCAGTTTCAATAGCTGCCTTTCTGATGATTGCTCTGTTACTATTTGCCATGATATATTTTTCCTCCTGTCCTTGTATTAGAGAATGCCGTGCAGGTAATGTTCATCACCTGCGGATTTTTCCACGCTGCCGTTGAGGTTGCTGGGTAATCCCTTGCTTTTCAGCACCGGGGCAACCGCCTTTTCCACCGCTGCGGTAATCATATCCTGTACCTGCTCTGCGGTGACGTGTTCCTCCTGCTGCGGCTCAAGGGCCTTTGTGATAGCCGCCTCAACCATTTTCTCCACGCTCTCCGGCGTGATTTCCGCCGGGGTGGTACTCTCCTTACCCTCGGCCTTTTCCACCGCTCCTGCGCCACTCTGCGGCTCCTGTGCGGTACTCTGCTGTGCGCCGCCGACTGCCTTTGCGATAGCGGCAGACACAATCTGCTCAACTTCCTGCTTCGTCACTTCTTTCTCCTCCTTATCTTCTTTGGCTTTCTTGTCGCCGTCCTGCTCCTCCCCGGTTTCTTCCCCGTCCTTTTTCTTCTTGTCCGGGTCGTCCTCCTCCGGGTCGTCGAACTCCTTGAGGAATGTCCCTAAACTCTCATAAATGCCGTTTAAGGTTTCCTTGTTTTTGCCGCTCATTTTCTTCCCGGCCTTTTCTACGGGCCTGTCGGTCTGAATGGCTTTGGTAATGCTCTCTTTGCCAGTGAGAATACTGGTGATGATCTGATTGAAGTCCTCAAGGCACTCCCGTACCTTGTCCTCGTTGGTTTCATACATCCAGCGGCTTGTGATCGGGTCGTATTTGTATAAAATCTCCTCAAGGGGATTAAAAGCGTTCCAAAAGAGCGTTCCTTTGCTGCGCTCCTCGTAAAGCCCCGCCATAGCTCCCTTTTCCCCCCCGTTCAAGCCAAGAGCCGCCGCCAACTGTTTCAACAGCCCTTTCCTCTCGCTGGTTTCCTGTTTGCTCACGTTATCCAATTCCACGTCCTCCTCGCTATAATTTCCGAGGCCGCCCATGCTAAAGCCTGTGATCTCGCCTTTTTCAATGCCAGCCCACACGCTCTCGTCGGCTACCTCTACGGTCATAAGCCATGTCCCTTTGCTGATTGCCTCCCCGTCGATTTCAAAATCCGCTTTGGCAATCCAGTTTTCTACGACGGTTGCGCCGTCCAGCGGCTCAAAACTGTGCTGCAGGTCTACCTTGTCGCCGTTTTTGGCAAACCAGTACGCCGCTTTGGTGATCTCCTCCTCCGTCATAAAATTACCGTGACTGTCCTCCTCCATAGGCTCGTAGACAATCCCGGTGACGTAGTGGTTATCTGCGTCCGCCTTGACAATTCTGCCGTAGGTAGTGAATGTCGCCTGCCCGTCCTCCGCCTTTTTCAAAAGGAACTGCCGCTTGTTGGCCGCCTTGTCAACGAGGCTTACAAACTGGATTTTTGCGTCCGTGATCTCGTATGCCTTTTTCAAGCCTTTCCTCATGCCCTTTCTCACCTCCTCTCTGTAATTTGGGGTATATAAAAAGCAGCGTTTCCGCTGCTCTTTACCGTGTCCGTTTCGTGTCTACCACGAAAACGCTCTGAACGGCTCGAATTTGCCGTTATTTATGCTGGTGGTAAAATCCTCCACTCAATCCATTTCGGACGCTCCTGCGCCACGAGGGACAGCATGAGGGCT